TCATCTAATTTCCCCTTTTCATTAGGCATAGTTTACCCTTACTTTACGTTTAATACAAGTTAATTATTTTTTACGAGCCAATTTTAATGCATCGTAAAACTTTGAAGTGATTTTTGACAAGTTATTCACTTGTAGAAATGGTCTAGGTTTAACTGTTTTACCTTCAATCCAGCTACCATCACCAGTTTTATATCCTTCGTGGTGCAGAGTTCCATAGCTCTTCATTCTTATACCATTTTTGGTTTTACGAATACTTCTAACTAATGCACCCGTTGCATACAGGGGCTTCGTACCACTTTGATTACGCTTCTTGCGAATTTCCTTGGTAGATTTCTTAAGAGCTGGTTTCACTTGTCCGTTTGTTATAAAATCTCTTGAATCCTTTGAGACTAAATCAGCATACGACTCGTTTAAAAACTTATCTATCACCTTTGGTAGCTTATTTGCCATTTTACCAAAATCAAAATTAGCCTTAATCTCTAATTTCATCCCACATTTCCTTTCCTAATTGCTTGGCTTCTAGATATTCTTTTTGATGCTCAATGACAAACCTTTCTATCTGTTCTTCAGCCCATTTAACAGGGTCTTCTATGATTTCTTCGATTGTACCCTGTAATTCAATATCAATATCATTGATTTTGTCCAGCTTCATCACGGAATTGAGCAAAAATTGATTGGCTTGATTCACTTTCGTTTGTTTGTCTGTTGGCATCGATAATTCCTTGTGCTTGGTCAATAGTTAAGTCCTTATTGTCCCTTACCATCATTTTAGCACGGGTAATAAGATTTTGTTCTAAGTCAAATTGGTCTTTCAGTATTTGGTCTTGGACTGTTGTTGGGTATTCGACTTCTTCAAAATCCACACCAAAATCCTCAGACAGAGAAATACCATTGTAATTCGCAATTGCTTTTTCCACTTCATAAAAATCTCTTTCATACAGTCTCCACATGGCAATGTCATCAAAGTAATCTTCTTTACGTTCTAGGTCTTTTATCATAAGTGAAATACCCGATGGGACTTCACCGCCAGACTCAGCCCATTGAATCCATAGATGATTATTGGATGCTACTAATTCAATTTGGAATTTAATATTGTTAATAGCTTCTGCTATATTTCCAGATGGGCTTGTGACGTTGTATTGACCATCTTCCCCCATATCCAGTATAGTATTGGAACCAGCTCTCATCATTTCTTGGTCTGCCCGTAGACCTTTGACCCAAGGTTGACCGAACATATTAAACCTCAACCCAAGATTCATTTCCGTTAGACCGATATTGACTTGTTCATTACAATTAATGATGTCACCAGCCCCTTCTACAAAGAAAGAATCAATCTGGTCTTCCCTGTGGGTGAAAACGAATGGCAGAATACCAAGTGGGTTTTCTACTTCCTTGAGAACTTTACCACCATCATCCAATATTGCATAGGTGGATGCGTCCCAATAAGCCCATTGTAGCCCTAGTGTATTCGATAGGTCGGCAGTTTGGTTTAGAAGTGGGTAGATGATTGCTTCTGGCTTAAATGGGTTATCACCAAAATACGATTCAAAGTAATAGATTGGTCGGTATTCAAATTTATCATTTTCCCAGTAAATACGATTCGCAATAGTCCCAACGAGCCGTGTCATTCTTTCGGAGTGTTTCATGCGAACATCTTTAGTGGGAATAAGGGAATTATAGACATCAGTCGTAGAGCCAGTTGTCCTTTTTGCCCCTAGCGTGTAGATACGACTAATTTTATTGATAAATTTTCTCGTAAAGTTAGTTAGTGAAGGGGGGATTTCAGAGAAAGCGTCCCCCTGAAAGAAGTTTTTAATATATTGGTCTGTTGATGTCCCTGAGTAGTAATCCAAGTATTTTCTTATTTCCTTCCTACGATTTTGTGCTGTAATTAACTTTGTTTCTGTTAATTTATTCTTAATAATACTATCTATCATCTTTGTATCCTTTTCATTTCCCTATTCTTCATAGGGAATCTATTTGTTATGAAGTACCTAAAGGCATCATTCCCGTGGTCATGATACCCATCTTTAATGGGTTCCTCTTTAATTGGCTTTCCCGATTCGCTTTCTGGGTATCTGTATTCTTCAAAGTCTTGTATGACATCCAAGCACTTAGAATCCACATGAATTCTTCTTGTATCATCGGCACTTGCAAAAAACCCCCTAGCATATGCAACACTTGAAACAATATTTCTACTTTCCCTGTCTCGTGTAGCCATGACCCGAATTCCGCTACGTCTAAAGATTTCCATATCACCAGCCCCACTCTGCCCCTGAACATTTGAACCAGCCGGGTCGCCATAATAAGAAATGACAGGGTATCCCTTGGTTTTTATCATCTTAATTAAATCTTCAGTCTTAATGTCTTTTTTATGTAGGATGGAGTCAAAAATACGAATATGTTCTTGTCCATCTATTAATTCCGTTTGGATGAATAAAACGGCTGGCATCCTAAAACCAAAATCTATTGAACAATAGGTGGGGAGATTGGGGTTATATGGAAAACTCCCCGTGTCGAGTTCACGATTGAAATCCCATACCTTACCTTCAAATACAGAAAACTCAGCCCCGAATTCCTGACCAAATAAAGCACTCGACATATTCCGTCTTCTTTCAATAAGAGCTGGGTCTTCCATGCCTAATGGGAACTCATGCTCATTCAGCCAAGATGGTGACGAATAATTGTGCCATATGTCATCTACATCCCCAAGTTTGTATAGGTCGTAAATCCAATTCCTACCTTCAGGGGTTGTGATAAAGATAACTTCCCCCTTTCTTCCAGCTACAGTTGGGGATAAGTACATATCCCAAATCTTTTTATTCATTTTGGCAACTTCATCGATTACAAGTAGGTCAAGCCCCTCGCCCACTAAACTTGATGGGTTATCAGCCGACATTCCCTCAACAGTTGTTCCCCATTTGAATTTAATATACATATCCTTCTCTGATGAGCGCACTACATCTTCAGGGTGACCAACTACCATTCTTTGCCATATCTCCCTAAAAATTAATCTAGCTTTTTTATATGACATCCCCACAACCCATATTCTTTTATTTGGCTGTGATGCTACATAGGTTGCTTCCATAGCTGATGCCCAAGTTTTACCAAATCTCCTCCCACATACAAAAACATGGAATCTGGCAGTCGTCTTTTTTGGGAAATGCAACGCAAGTTGACCACGATGTGGGGTGTAACCAAGATACTGAAACCACTTTCTTTTAAATTCGTAATTTTTTTCTTGCATTAGAATGTATATTAACTTACATTATAGGTACTATTAATGCAAGGAAAATATCTTTGCAAAAAACCAACTCACATAAGAGGTTAAAAATGTCAGAAGAAAAAGCAGTCGATACAGACGTAAAAACGGAAGAAGGGACAAAACCCGAATCAAATGATATACCACGTTCTAGGCTCAATGAAGTTATTACCGAAAGGAACGCACTTCGTGAAAAAATTGAATCTTATGAACTTAAAGAGAAAGATGCCCAAAAGGTAGAACTCGAAAAACAAGAGAAATGGCAAGAGTTAAATGCCGAACTCGCAAAAGAAGTTGAATCATACAAGCCTTTCAAGGAAAAATATGATACTTTGGATGGTAAAATTCGAGAAGAAGCCCTAGGAAAACTTTCTGAATCTAAACAGGAAAAATTCAAGAATCTAAATACAGCCGACTTACTGAATGTTGTTGAAGAATTATCTGTTAAAACTAATCTTCCGAATGATATTGGGGCAGTAACCCCGAAAATCAAAAAAGATGAATGGAAAGAGATGGATATTAAATCTAAGCGTAGTAACTGGCAAAGTATTCTGGATTCATACAAGTAAAGGAGTCATTAAATGGCTAACGTAACCGTCACCACAGGAGCAAATTTTATTCCTGAACTATGGGCTGACGCAATTCTAGATTATGCGGAACGTAAATTTTCGCTAAAAAACAAAGTAACTGACCTATCGTCTATGCTTTCTAGCGGTGGAGATACACTCCACATTCCACGGGTTGATGAAGAATCCGCTTCAGAAAAGACTGCTGGGGGAATAGTTACATATTCCGCTAACACAGATGCAAAAACAGACTTATCTGTTGACCAACATTTCTACAATGCTAAACGCATTGATGATATTGTCAAGGTACAGGAAAGTGCTGATATGTTTAATATGTATGCAAAGTCTATGGGCTATTCATTAGCAAAGAAAGTTGAAAACTATCTTGCTGTTGATGTTATTCAGTCTGCAACTGCTAACGATGTATCGCTTACAACGGATAATACATTTACTTCTGCTGAGATTCGTTCTGGTACGCAGAAATTAATGGATATCGGAGTAGATTACACTTCCGACACATATCTCTATGCATCACCGGGAGCATACAACTCGCTATTTGCCCTAGATGAATTTTCATTGGCAAACGAAGCTGGTCGAGCATCTGCTCATGCTACTGGTAGCCAAGGTTCAATCATGGGAATGGACGCATTCTTTTCCGTTGATTGGGACGATGATGGCGGTACTGGAGATGAGACAGCATCTATCTTTACTAAAGATAGTGTTATCTTCGCAATGCAAATTGCACCAAGAGTTCAAAGTTCTTACGACATTGATTACCTAGCGACAAGCTTGGTTGTGGATGTTTTATTTGGAGCATCTCTTGTACAGTCGGCTGGTGATTCTGCTGGTCAGATTGTAAACTTTAATAACCCGTAATAGGTAGTTAAAGAATAATATTGGTTAGGGGGCAACATAGCCCCCTAATCAGAACCAAGGTATCTATGGGATGGTCAAGCCCGGTAAGATACCATACTTAGGAGAAAAAAGATGGCTGATATAGGAAAATTAAGTGTAAAACAAGTTGGTAATGTAGGACTTGGGCAAGGCGGTTCAGCCGTTTTAGATGGTGGCGAATCTGGTGCAAGTCTTAGCACGGTAACTGCGATTACAATGCTTGAAGATACTACTTTTACCACACTCACTCAAGTAGATGCATCCTTCACAGGCACAGGAACATCCACGCACGGAAACTCTATTGTAAATACAGATGTATTTCCAGCGGGAGTCACAATTTACGGCAGTTGGAGTGCTGTAACTGTGAACGCTGGTCTTTGCATTATATACTTAGGTTAGGTTCATGCTTGGTTTAGGCATATCTCTTGCCAAGGGTGCGTTTGCGAGTATAATTACTTATGTGAAGGATGGCTTAAAGCTATTCTATAACTTCACAGAGCATCAAGACAACC